TAGTTCTATTATTGATATTATAACTTCCAACATCAGTATTGTCATTATAAACTGAATTACTAATACCTTGTCTAAGTTGGGAAATCCACGCTTGGTTATTTAACGCATTCTTCAATACCTGTGAATCAGCACCATTTGTATTTAAATTAACATCTAATGTAATTTTCTTTTCTTCTTTTTTAGTTTCAGTATTAGTAAGATTAGTTTCAGTTATGTTCTTAGTTACTTGTTCAGTTATCAATTTTAATTTTTCCAAATCAATTTCAGGACCACTAACCGGAATATTTTGAAATGGTATTTGTAACGATGGTAATTCTAAATTTTGAAAAGAATTTGTTATAATGTCTCCAAATTTATTGAAATCAAATGTCTGAGTATTTTTACCTAATAAACTACTTAATGTATCAAAATCAAATTCTTGTGTTTTTTCATTTTGATTAACTTCTACTTTAAATTCTTTAGGAGTATTTTCTGTTAAATTATTTCCTAAATTTACTATCTCTTTTGATAAGTCTCCAAAAATATTTTCAATCTCAGTAAAATCAAAAATATTATTATTGTTATTTACAATATTGTTTTGAGGTAAACTAGTTATAGTTTCTTTAATATTTTTTAATCCTTGTATAAATTCAGGTCCATTAGTTAAAGATAAAATTGTATCTTGTTTTAAAAATTCTATTTCTCCTCCAGGGTATTTTAATACGTCTTCACCTTTTTGTTTATTCGCAATATCTAGATACCCTTGTCCAGCTCTGCTAGTCATATCGGCAAGACCAGCCTTAACCTTCGTTGGTATCGTATTTACTAAATTTCCCAAAAAATCACTCAAATTATTACTGTTTTCCATAGACTGATTTAGAGCCTCGTATGGTATATCAGCACCCTCTTTTGCAGTCGATACTAAAGTTTCGCCAGCTTGTAATTGTAGTTCCGCAATGTCCGATTTAGCATATAATTCTTGAGGCTTTTTTTCAATACCAACTAAAGCGTTAGCCATTTTTTCAGTATAAGTCATTTGTTTTTCATTGTACTCAAGCATCTTATCCTCATATGTTTTATCTTTCTCCACCTCAATACCTTGTACCGCTTCTTTCAAAGCGTCCGTATTACCACCAAAATCATCTAAGAAATCCTGTAATTCTTTAGTCTTACCTTCTTTAGTAACAATTTCATACTTACCTTCTTTATTCATTTTGGCAAGATTAGCAATTGCCGTTTGTGTATCATCATCAATTTCAGAAAAAGAATCAAATGAAATTTCATCCAAAACTCTTTGAGCAGTTTTTGTACCAATTGCCAATTTTTCAATTTGGTCAATTTGCATACCTGTTTGTTCTGAAAACTCTTTAAACACACCTCTTCCAAAAGGAGGGATTTCAAAAGACTTTGTTTCTTCATTAAACTCAACAAACTGACTTAATGCATTTCCAATCTCATCAGTTAAAGCACCAACATCATTTTGAGCTAAATTCATAGATGCTAAAGGATTTGTTAAATTAGTAGCAGTAATACCTAAATTTGATAATGTGTTTGAAAATTCAATGGATTTTTCAGGACTCAAAAGTTTATCGGCCAATTGACTAATAGTACTCATATCAACCCTGAGTGCCGAAGCCTTTGCAGCCATCCTTGACAATCCTTCAATTCCTTTTTCAAATCCATAACGATTTAATAAAGACATGTTCGAAACTACCAATGAACTTACGGTAGCAGCATTAACACCTAATTTTTTACTTGTCTCTAAAGTTATAACACCAAACTCAGAAACATCTTTTGTTGATTTACCAACATCCAATAAAGCACTATTTAAAGCTGAAAATCCAACACCTAATGTGTCTGTAACCGCAAATATTTCTTTAATTTCTTCTTTAGTGGCAATAAGATTTTTATTAGTACTCGCCATTAAATCATCTTGGATTGTTTTTGCATCTTCCAGAGACCCCCCCATGTCCAAAATCTCAATCGTTCCTTGGGCTAAATTTTCTTTTAAAGACTCTGAAAGTTCAGTGCCTCTACCCATAGTCTTAATAACCTCACCAAATGCCTCATCTAAACTTATGGTTTCTTTCCTAAGTTTTGCAGGGTCGTAAGCATTTTCAAGTCTTTGACCAACTGTACCTAGTACGTCTCCAGCTAAAACTTTTTGTAACTCTTCTTCTTTAGTAAGGGCGGAGTTTGAGTCCGGATTACTTCCTATAAACATATTTATTTACTTTTTAATTCGATTATTCTATTAGATAAATACCTTCTTTGGTAAATTGGCATAGAAATAAAATCTCCGTAGCTCAAACTACAGTTTCGACTTAAAAATATAAACTCGTCCATTAAACCATTAACGTAATCAGAAGAAAGGGCGAAAAAACTCCGCCCCAAAGGCAATTCTAAATTGAACCTTTTTTCCGGACGGGGCTGTTACTTCTCTATTTAAATCAACTCTAGGCTCATTTCTATCTAAAAAATTAGAAATGTATTTTGAATCCATTATCAATAATGTTGTTATGAATTTTACAATTTCTGCAGGGTCTTTACTACCCTCAACTTCAACAATTTGTTTTTGTAATCTCCAAGTTACTTTTGGTGGAATCAGTCCTGATGGGTAATTTTTTGCCGAATTTTCAATGTCTTGTACTTCACCATAAGTTAATGGTCGTATTTTAACACTTGCTTTTGATTTTGGTAGCTGAACCAAGTAATGTCCATTTTCATCAGGTTCAACTTCAGGTTTAACAAAATTTAATTCAGTTAATAATAAAGTTGTTTTAAAATCTTGACCTGTTTGAGGGTCAGTTAGGGTTACATTATACTCAGGTCCAAATGATGTATTTCTTAAAAAAATTAAAATGGTTTCAATATCCCCATCCAATAAATCCTCAGGTTTCAAATCAGGTTCATATAATTTACTTCTGATTAATTGGGAGATTAGTCCTTGTCCTCCATTTCTTGTGGCATTAACCAATAAATTTTCATCTTGAGCAGTTAAATAACCAACTTTAACAGATTTCTTTTTAGACTTATAAAATTTACCACCGCTAGGTAATGTTAATACATCGTGTGGCAAATTAAAATTTTCTTGTCCATATACTTTTTCTTCCATAATTTTTTTTTATAAAAAAAATCCACGATAAACGTGGATTTGTAAATAGTAAATAATAATAATATTTTCTTAGTACAATAAGATACACTTTTCAGGACGTAAAGAAACTTGGATTTTAGCCAATCCGTCTTGTCCGTAATCTAATCCTTGGAAGTCAGCCTTTGTTAAGAAACAATTTTCTAATAACCATTTTTCAATAACTACTCCAGTTGGGTCTAACATCTCCAATTCGACGTTCTTCTTATAACCCGCAGCGTATCCCATACGACCTGTTACAGACTCAGCATGTAATCTAACCCACTCCATAAGAGCTTGAGCAGCTGATGGACCGATTGGGTCACGGAAAGTAACTGAAATTTCACCCCATTCGTACATACCAGCAACATAGTTCTTGGTATTTAAAAATGGAATTTCAACACTTTTAATTGTTATGGAAGGGCGAGAGGTTGATTCAACAAACCATTCACTTATTCCCAAGTCACTGTCAAATCTTAAAATGAACCTATTTTGTTTTTTGGGTTCATAAGGTATGGGCATTTGCATTAATAAATCAGCCATTTTTTTTAATTTTTTTCTTCTTTTATTTTATTATAAATAGTTTCCTTTTATAAATTTTTCTATTTACTTTGTTTTTTTTTCAGGTCATTATTGCATAAGACCAGTTATTATTAATTATCAGTTTTATATGGTTTCTTTTCACCTCCATGAGTTGAATATAATTGATAAAGATTTTCTGGGTCTTTTGTTAATTCGGTATCTAGTGTTTTTAAATTTCTTAAATCATCGTCAGAAAAACCTATTTTAGGTACAAATCGGTTAGATATGTCATTTTTAAAGTGTGGAGAACCCCCAATTTTTTCAGAAATGTTTTTAACATAATTTTGGAAATCTTTCGCAGCTTTCACTTTTAACTCCTCGGGATTTGAGGCAGAACCTTCGCCAAACGTTACAGGATAGTATTTACATAATTTAAAAACATAAAAATCAACCAATCTGTCATCTGACACATCAGGATTTTGTTGAGCAATTTTATTATATTTTCTTAAATTCCAAACAAGTTCTTTTTTTGAAAGTCCGTTAATATTACCATCGATAAGTTTTCTAACCGCAAGCGCCAAAGTTTTTGGGTTGTGACCTCTAGCAGTGATGATTGAAAAAATCGAACCCCCATTAACACACTCCACAAAATCTTGCCATGCAGGTCCTGGTTTTGCCATCACTGAGTCGATTAAAAATCTTTTGTCCCCCTCAACTCTAAAATTTCTAAACGGATTTTCAGCAAATCCAACAATTTGTTTTCCTTTATAATCAAAAGGTTCTTGACCAATTTGAGTTCGATATTCGGCAAACTCTTCAGTACCCATACCAACTTCATTACCATTAGAGTCTTTTAAAATAATTTTTGTTGGCATATACATTAAATTATCATCCCAATCAAACGCATAATATTTCATGTCAGGGGTGAGTTTATCCATATCACCAAAACCTTCTACAATTACTAAATTCATATCTATAAATATTAAGCAAAATAAAAAACCCCCACATCTCTGTGAGGGTTTTAATATTTAGTTGTTTATTAGATATTCTCAAACGAAGCTCCTGTTGGAGTGATTAAGAACTCAATGTCAATAAATTCTAACGCTTTTGTTGGTTTGATATATATCTTACCTACTAATTGGTTAGCGTCTAAGTCTTCAGGTGTGTTTTGTACTACAACTCTGAAGTCATAAAGACCTCTGTCTCTACGGATTGAGTCTAATATTGGATTAACTGCTGACAAGAATTGTTGTCTTACAATCGCGTCATTTTGTTCAAACAATAGTCTTACAGAAACTGCTGAAATTAATTTACGAGCTTGTAATAACAATCTTCTAACGTTAATTCTGTCAAGTGCAGATTGTCTAATTTGAAGAGTTTTATTACCCCAAATAACAGTACCTACGTCATTAAAAGTTGCAATCGGATTTAATCTACCTTTATAAAGAATATCTCTATCTTCTTGTGTTAATCTCTTACGAGCTCTAACCGCATTTACCAATCCACGAGTATAACCTGCCGCTGCGAACCATGGGAACGCAATGTTGTCAGTTAATGCCAAGTTTCTTGTTACCTCAGCAGTTGCTGGAATGTAAATTTGAGTGTTATTAACAGTGTCACGAGTTAAAACCCAAGGATAGTAAGTTGTAGTATAGTTAGAATCAATTTCTGAATCTTCAAGGTTTGTTACTGCTTCTTCAGGATAAATTAAATTATCCATAGATGTAGAACTTTGTAACAAATCAAAGTCAGGTGTTGTTGTAACATAGATAGAGTCCGCTCTATCAAATTCAACCATACTAATTGTAGATTTAACCAATTCTGAGTTATTAACATAGTCAATACCAGGAGTTGCTAAAACGTTAATATTAGTAATTTCAGGATTTGCAAATGTTTGAACCCCAATTAAGTATGCGTAATAGTCAGTATTTGCGTAATCAACTGTGTTGTCGCCAACAACAATTGGTCTAAACGCTCCCCATCCTGTGGCATCTAAATAAGGAGTACATGCTCTAGCACCTGCCTTATATCCCGCAGAACCTAATTTAAATCTGTCTTCGTTTGTTCTATATTCACGATAGATATCCCATCCATCAAATCCACCATAAAACATTGCTGTGAATTTTCTCGCATAAAGTCTGTAGTAAGGATTTGTTTCTGAAGTAGGTTCAGAACTGAAACTTGCATTACCAACCTCAAAGAACGTTTGACCGCTATTTTGATAATAATAAGGAACAGTTACAACAGTTGCTCCACTATCCATGTGGAAACCTTTTGTTATGTAGTCCCAATTAGAGAACGCAAATTCGTCAGTTCCGCAATCAAAACCAGTTGATGGATTTACTTTACCTTTAAATTGTAAGAAATCTCTATCAACACCGAAATGTAAGTTAGTTGAGAAACCTAAGTATGTTCTTCTAACATTATCACCGCCAGCAATTCTTTCAGGATTATCAACACCAATTGCAGTCCCAAAAGGAGGATTAAAGATTGTTTCACCTGGATAGAAATATTTTGTTTTATATACAGGGAATGGATGTGTTTTTGTATCGTAATCTCTAACAATGTATCCCTCAAATCCACATGGTAATGCGTCTATAGGAGCATCAACATTAACTTCACACATAATATATTTAGACTGTATTGAAAACTCTCCATCAGCACTACCGATTCTTTTTGCAACATAGTTATTTTCATTGAAGTCCATTGTTAAATTTGTGAATTTCTCCAATACTACAGGATTTGCATCTGTATCATTAAAGTCACGAACAAATAAATCAAAGTTACCATTATTGAAAGAAACGTTACCAATTGAAATCTTAATTTGTGTGTTTGCGGCATTTCCATCAGAAATTGAAATAAATCTGAATAACTGATAAACTTGATTACCTCTTAACTCTGAAACAAACCAAGGAGTTACTGGTGTCTGATATCTTACTAAATAATTTGAAATTGAAGTTTCGGATTCACTCTTAGCTCTATTCAAAGACAATAAAGAAGTGTTTAATCCTTTAATATATCCTTTATCATATCCATAAGCTAATAATGTTTGATATGTCTCTTCAACAAATACAGGTACTTCAACTCTATTTTTTCCAAAGTTATCTTTACCTAAAACTTTGTTAATATAATTTGAATTAGTATCAGTTAATGATACTTCAAACTCAAAAGACTCATTATTGTAAGTCAACCCTGAAATTTCAAAAGTTGAAAAAGGATTTGTTGTTATTGCCGAATAAGAACCTGATGAATTTAATACTAAGTTAGTTAAACCTGAAACTTGGTATTTTACACCATCGTTTGTTGAGTCGTAAGTTGAAATACCTCTTGACCTTAATGTTGAAATTACTAAATTATCATAGTTGGTATATGGAGTACCTGAAAAACCTTGAAAACCTATGTCAATAAATCCTGATGCAGTCGCATTTGCTCCGTCACATAATACAGCGTTATACGGTACCTGGTCAGATAAACTTGTTGCAGATACTATGAAAGAAAATCCAGAATATGTTCCATCTCCATTATTATTGAAATTTGAATAAAACCAAGCATCATTTAATCCATTACAAGTATCAATGGTTGAGAAATTTAAATTAGATTGTCCAACACCAAAAGCGTCTGTAATTGCCGTAAAACTAGATATTCCTGCGTATTGTGTTGACATTAGCGAACCAAAAACAATTGCTGAATTTTCAATGATATAAGTATCTAGCTCTACCGCCCCACTTCCTCCATTCCAATTACTATTCATATTAGTAACGAACCTATTAAAAATAAAAGTTTGAATATCTTGATACATTGTTGATGTTGTACCATCATATTTTAGATATGGAGTATTCAATTTTGCAGCTAAATCAGGATAGACTTGGTCTATTGGAGCGTAGCTAAAAGAAGTCTCACCACAAGGTTGTATAGTTGAAACTTCTAATGATACATCCGATGATGTTCCTGTTAATACACAATTAAATTTAAAGAACTCGCCATTTCCAGAAGCGTTGTTGATTTGAAAATTCCCACTTAAACCAACTGTAGAACAATCAACATTTGCAACAGTTGATATAGTCCAAGACGGTCCGGCATCATATCCTGATAATCCTAAAACTCTCGTTACAAATAATTGATTAGATTGTTGTAAATATGATTTAGCGATGTACGCCGCCTCGTATTTTGGTATTTGTGTGTTTACAAATTTTTCAGCGGTTGTTCCGCCAAAATATGTTGTAAATTCATCATAACTCGTCACAAAAATTGGTTCAAACGCAGGTCCTTGTAAAGTCTCCCCTACTA